GAATAAAAGAATACGCCAGCACTTGTGTTGTTCATATAATGATTTATCAAAAATTAAATCACTATAGAATAATCTCCCTGATCGTACCAGCCCTCATAACTCTTCATCCATACACCATCGGGTGTGTAACGATACTGAATGTTTGTGTTTAGATTGGTAACATATTGAACATCATATGCAATGTTATCTGCTTTACTGTCAAAACTAACAAACCACTCACCTGCATTAGCATCATATTCAATGATATCATTCGCATTGGCAACTAAATTACCCCAAGCAGTTGTAGTATCTCCGTCATGACCTATACTTTCAACAATCAAATAACGTACACCGTTGACTGGCCCTGGTAATCCTGCATTAGGACCTGTTGTTGATGGGTTAATAACACTAGTTACCGGGTCAAGTGTATTCTGTGGTAATGTGTCAGGGTCAATATCATAGATTAACAATCTATCATCAGTTGGATCGGGGACAATTGTACCTACAATGTCTGTATTCATGTATGGATTCTGTAACCATATTTGACTAATACCAGGTCTTACAGTACCATAAACGTTTAACAATGCTGACCAATATAAGTTAGTGTTAGGTGGGTTAGGATAGTTTAAATTAATATTGCTTGGATCAAAAGCTTCATTTGCAGGAAGCAATTGTAATCTATTACCGATTAATAATACTTTGTATCCATAAGGTGTAATCTTTTGTCTGGTACCTAACAATAATTCATCGTCTTGTATATCTTGTAGTGCTTGACCTTGGAAGATACTTGCGATAACTTTTTCAATAACACCAAACTTTTTAAGTTTAGCACTTGTACTGATCCAGATAGGCATGTAGAACTTCCAACTCATAACATCGATTGGATTTTGTGTACCTTGTGGAATGCTACGACTACTGAAAGTTAATCCATCTTGATATACAACACTCAAACTGGTCCAGTCAACAAAGTTATCAGTAGATTGAATCTCTAATGATGGGTTAAACAATGTACCTAGCTGTTCAATCAATTCTAATTTTTGATTATAGTTTGTAGTCCAGAAGTCAACTGTGATACGCAATGTATATGGTACAGGCATTAATCGTTCAATAGTAAACGCTTGACCTTGTGTTGTTTCATACTGACCCGTCTCTTGGTTGAATGTACGTTGACGAACACTTAACTTGTCAATGAATGTAGGGTCTTGTGTTCTACGTTGGTCATATTCTAAACCACTGATATAATATGTAATCAATGGTGCACTTGGCGTATTGCTAGCACTGTTGTTAGCCATGATAGTAGCGGCTTGGCGACTACTATCACCGTACATGACAGGTACACGAACTAGTATGTCATTGCCTGCAGGATCTTTACCTCTAGTAACTTGCCAAGAGCTAAAGATTTTTGCAAACTGTATTAAGAATCTGCGTATCTGATTGTCGTAAAAAAATTGTGCCATATTATAAGTTCGGTGGTACTGGTGGGATATTGTCCGGGGCAATTGTCAATATAGTTGACAACGCTTGACGTTGCGGTACATATGTACCGTCTGTTAGTTTTGTTTGTGCTGAATCATTGATGAAGCTATTTAGTTCAGATTGATTTTGCTCACTAGCAAATCCTGTATCTGTTCTAACATTCTCACTAATTCGTACCCATATTCTACCATCCCAACGGAATAATATCTGCGGTAAGTAATCAATACGTAAGAAGTAGTCTCCCACTTTAGGGAATAACGGGAACGCAATACCTGAATTTGTTGCGTATGCAGTATCTAATCCTAAACCATCGATTGGGAATCCGTTAGGAGCAGTACCATCACCTGTCATATACCCTGCAGTATAACCGAAACTACGTGGGCTAGTACGTGCGATGAATTGGAATCTAGGATCACAGTCAGCACGATAGTCCATTGTATTAGGACCGTATGGTTCTGTACCAGTGAAGCCCGGAGCTACTGGATCTTGGTCTGCTGTTGCATATGTATTGTCTGCTGTACCATATGGGCCTGTTACAGGTCCCATGCTATCAACAGTCAACATCATGTCCCAATCAACTGCACCAGAACCGTTGTCTGTTAATTGAGGTGTTACCCTTATTGCAGCCAATGATAATGTTGCATTAACTTCAATACTCTTAAAGCTAGTATACAATGATTCTTTAGAAATCTTAGCTATAGTAGCAACTGGAATTCTTAATACAGGGCTGTCGTTTATATATTGTGTACTAGATACAATGTCAACTACCGGAGCAGGTGCACCTGTAGTACTTGTACTAGCAACAATGTTGATAGGTGGTGCAGGCTGATTATATTTACCTGACAACTCTGTGTTTGATTCATACACACCATACGTTGGTACAATGTATAATTTGCTTCCATCATAACCTGACTTGGGTAATAATCGTTGTGCTTCTGCAAGCACAGCATCATTAACTTCAAGGTTCTTGTTGTAAGTAGCAAGAATGTCACGTAAGTTCTGATCTGGATCAAGTTCCCAATATGTAGCGTTCGGTGGTGCAATTCCTATAGGAACATCAATTAATGCTTTGTAATTCTTATCACCATACGTAATAACATATCCAGCTGGATACACCTTTGTATTATCCCACTGACCTAGATATGTATCCAAGTTAGTAGGCTCATTGAGAATCTGTGTGAATTCTTGACTGTCAATTAGTGGCTCACACTTGATACGCCACATGTGCGGGAACCATGTTTGACTGAAACCCTCACTTGAGAAGTTTGCGTCAGTGATTTGATAGAAGCGTTTTAATGCGACTGGAATTGTTTCTTTTAATGGATTGTAATCTAACAAGTGAGGTAGTTCTAATACGTCACCGACCATTAACTTACGTCCAACAATATCAATCATGTCATTGTAATGAACGTTGATAAAAATAATATCGTTGTTTAAGAACAATCCAAACTGACTTAAATCGAAGTCTAAGTTTTGGACATTATAATGTCCACGTAATCTATAAATATTTGGGTCATACGCACGGTCGCGGTTCTCCAAAAATAGTAAATCTTGAATGCCCGTAGGGGCTACATCTGTATATTGAGGTTGTGTATAATCATTACTAGGGCCCTGATTTGAAGGACCCAAATACTTGTGAATGTACAAGTCTGTACCACCCACACGCAATTCTTCCGAAATAGTTCGGTCAAAGAATTTATAATCATTCTGTTTATTTGGGCGGTATAGGGATAATTTTGGCATATACTTATTTATCGTATGTTCCTGTAAGGTTGACAGTAAATATAACTTATGCTATAATACACAAATGCTATTAACTTTAGGAGCAATCAATGGCCACACGCAAAAAGAATACAGAAGATCACAGTCAAGTCAAAGCACTAAACCCAAGAGATGCAGACGTTCAATATTACGGTGATGAACCTCTTTTTGTAATTCAGCCTGATGAAGATAAACGCAGGGTAACAATGATGCGTAGTTTCACATGGTACAATCGTTTTTATGGCAAAAAAGATGCTAAAGAACTATTGTGTCAATATCTTGATTTAAACAACAGAACTGTTGACGCAAAAACCCTACGTAAAGTACATGAGAATGAATTTCTTATGACATTGTGCTGGCTAGCACGTATGCGATTGCGTGGTCTAGAACTGAGTGAACATGAAGAATTGACACTTGAAAATGAAATTAGCCGTTTATTGAAGGTTGTCAACAAGCCCGAAGAAATCAAAGTAGAATCTGATGCACCTGCAAGACCTAATATTCAGGACATTTTGCGTGAAAAAGCTAAAGATGCCGCAGGTGAACTTGAAGGTGTCTTTGATGAATTCATTACTGAGGGTAAGACTAAGACAAAGACAATGGATGTTGTCGCTAAATTCAACGTTATGCCACAACATATCAGTTTGATTACTGAAGTATGGAAAAAGAAACAACAGGAATTTGAGGAAGTACAACAAGGTAAAGACAAACTTCTAGTTGAGGGCTACTCAAACTTCACTAAGATTCAGATTAGAAATATTGTCAAGTTTATTGAACAAGTCTTGACCGATTTGAATGCTTACATTAGTGTTAAGAAAGCAAGCAAGGCACCTCGTCAACGTAAAGCAGTACCTGTTGAAAAGATTGTATCTAAACTCAAGTATCTTAAAACATTCAAAGATACAGCAAGTAAGCTTGACTTAGTAAGTATCAGTCCTGTAAAATTGCATGGTGCAAGCGAAGCATGGGTATATGACACAGCAAAGCGTAAACTACATCACTATATTGCTGATGACTATAGCAAAACATTTACTGTAAAAGGTAATACACTATTGGGTTTTGATACTACTAAGAGTGAGATTAAAACATTACGCAAGCCGGGTGAACAAATCAAAGAAGTTATGGGTTCAAAGCCCGCGGCACGTAAATATTTTAATGATATCAAAGCAGTTGCAACCACACCTAATGGTAGATTCAACGAATCAATGATTATCTTAAAAGCGTTTTGATGGAAAAACTCTTAATATGCGGAGATTCTTTTGCGGCAGATTGGTCCGTAAAAAGAAATAGCAAAGGTTGGGTAAACATGCTTGAAAGAGATTTCAACGTGACTAACCTTGCCCAAGCAGGTTGTAGTGAGTATAAAATTCTCAAACAACTTAAATCCGTAAATTTAGATGATTTTGACAAAATAATAGTTTCACATACAAGTCCATATAGGCTTTATGTGAAACAGCACCCTGTGCATAGTAAGGATTCATTACATAATAATAGTTGTTTGCTTTATGCTGATATAGTTGAACATGCAAAAACTGATCCTTCATTGGATTCTTTAGTAGAATATTTTGAAAAGTATTTTGATTTAGAACATGCAGAATACATACATAATCTACTATTAAAAGACATTGAGGTATTGACTCCAAAGAACACATTGCACATATCTCATATTGATTGGAAAAATCTATATCAATTTAACACATTTATAAACTTTAAAAAGGTTTTTAATAAGCACCGAGGAGATGTTAATCATTACAATCAACTCGGTAACAACATTGTATATCAAAAAGTACTAGAGGAATTAAACAAATTATGACATCACAAATTGACCTAAACAAATACAAAGACTTTGTAGAAGCTGTAACCAGCGAAGCAAGTAATAACTTAACTGCATTTCATAATCGCATTGACGATTTAGATAGCAACTACGATCCAGCAACAGGGGTAGCTGGTCCTGATATCAACGTACCACTATTAATCACAGCATGTCTAGGATTAGCGGCTGAAGGTGGCGAATTTATCGAAGTGCCCAAGAAGATCATTTTTCAGGGTAAACCATTGACAGAAGAAAACGTATTTCACATGAAGCGTGAACTCGGTGATGTTATCTGGTATTGGATCAATGCATGTCGTGCATTGAATCTTGACCCTAACGAAGTTATTGATGAAAATGTGCGTAAACTAGAAAGTCGCTACCCGGGCGGTAGTTTTGACGCACATTATAGTGAGAATCGCAAAGACGGAGATATCTAATAGAGTGTGTTACCTGATAAATACTATTATTAGGTAACACACATGATATCTTCAACAGCAAGCATACTATCAACACCATCTGGCTTAACACTAGATGAAATCAAACAAACATTGTTTCAGAACATTAGTTACCGCCTAGGTGCCGGTATAATTGATCTGGAATTAGATCCTGAGCATTACGAGGCCGCATACAATTATGCGATTAAGGTCTATCGTCAACGAGCACAAAATAGCACTAGTGAAGCATACACACTAATGACTACTATCAAGGACGTAGACACTTATACACTTCCTCAAGAATTTATTAATGTACGTAGTATTTTTAGACGTACAATTGGTATGGAAACAGGTGGTGTTGGTACTGCGTTTGATCCGTTCAGCTCCGCTATTCTAAACACATATCTATTAAACTACAACTTTGCAGGTGGTATGGCAACATATGACTTCTATGCAGGTTATGTTGAATTGGCCGCACGTATGTTCGGTGGCTATGTTATCTATACTTTTGACCCGGTGACAAAGACATTGCGTATTGTTCGTGATCCTAAAGCTAGTGGTGAACGTATTCTTATTTGGGCTGACGTTCAAAGAACAGAAGAAGTATTATTACAAGATCCGGGTGCTGGTGTATGGATCGCTGACTTTATCTTAGCTAATCTTAAAATGACTATCGGTGAGGCACGTGAGAAGTTTGGCACTATTGCTGGCCCAGGTGGTGGAACAACACTAAACGGCACTGCTATGAAAGCTGAGGGTAAGGCTGCAATGGAACTATTGATTGACGAATTGAAACGTTATGTCGATTACAGTCAACCATTGACTTGGATTCAAGGGTAAAATAGTTCTTTACTTTAGTAAACTCCTGTAGTATAATATGTACTTGACAGGAGTTTCCACATGATTATAGGCGTAACCGGCTTTATTGGAAGCGGCAAAGATACGATTGCTGATTATCTTTGTACGTTTCATGGGTTTAAAAGAGTAAGTTTTGCGGCTTCATTAAAAGACGCAGTTAGTGCAGTGTTTGGCTGGGACAGAGAAATGCTAGAGGGTTCTACTAAGACTAGTAGAGAATGGCGTGAACAAAAAGATATTTGGTGGAGTGAACGACTTGGAATGGAAATCACACCACGATGGGTACTACAATATTGGGGTACAGAAGTTTGTCGCAATAGCTTTCATAAAGATATCTGGGTTGCTAGTGTAGAGAACAAACTACGTCAAACCAATGACAATATCGTAATTACAGATTGCAGATTCAGCAATGAAGTAAATGCATTAAAAAATGTAGGAGCAATCACAATGCGAGTCAATCGAGGTCAACCACCTGAATGGTATGATGATGCTGTAGAATACAACAAAGGTGAAACAGGTAATATGCACTGGGCTACTAGTAAAGCTAAACTAGACAGACACCGTGTACATGCCAGTGAGTATTCTAGTGTTGGCTTAAACTACGACTATTATATTGACAACAACGGAACGATTGACGACTTGCACAAACAAATTCAATCAATAATCAACTTGTAAATCACCTCGACGCCAGGTGACTTCTTTCTTTTTGACTACTTCCACGCAGTTCAAACAGATGCTACGTAAGTTTGTTAATTTACAATTATCCAAGTCACCGTCAATGTGAAAGACGGTTATCTGACTAGGTAACACACTATGAAACCCACATAAGTCACATGTGGGTTTTTTCTTATATCCTGCACTTTGCCATCTAGGCGTTCTAGCCTTTAGTTTTTTCTTTTTACGACCGCACTCGTCACACCCACTACGATAGTGTGTGACACCCTCACGGATGTAGTTCACAGCACAGTGATTCTTTCCGCACGTTTTACATATAGGTCTTATCATTTTGTATTTATAACCTTCGAAGGTACGCAAAACAGGCTTTTTTTGAACTATATACTAAATACTACTATGCATTTTAGGGTCGTAGCCCTCATAATTTTACATAAAGGAAAAACAAAATGGCATTAACATCTCCAGGCGTACAGGTAACAATTGACGATCAAAGTCAGTATCTGCCAGCCCCAACAAACTCAGTTCCTCTAATTTTGGTAGCAACAGCACAAAACAAAGTTAACGCAACAGGAACAGGTGTAGCACCTGCGACAACAGCCGCTAATGCTAACAAACTATTCTTAGTCACAAGTCAACGTGACTTAGTTAACTTATACGGTAAACCTTTCTTCTATACATCAGCTAATGGTACACCTATTCAGGGTTACGAATTGAACGAGTATGGTCTATTGGCAGCGTACTCAACACTAGGTGTTACAAATCGTGCATATGTTTTACGTGCTGACATTGATTTGGGAAGTCTAGTAGGTAAAACAAGTCGTCCAGTCGGTGCACCTACTGATGGTACATACTGGTTAGATACAACTAATAGCGTATGGGGTATTAACGTATTCAATGCTACTACTGGTCAATTCACTCCGGCAACTCCTATTGTTATCAGCGATCCTACAATGATATCAGGTGGATATCCATTGAACACAATTGGTAATGTTGGTGACTATGCAGTTGATGCAATTCAAACTTATGACACTCCAACAGAAACTAATAGAACATATTTCTATAAATCTTCTGATAACAACTGGGTTCGCTTAAACAGCCCAGAATGGAAAAGAGATGTTCCTACTGTTCAAGGTAGTAAATCACCTTCATCATTAAACGTAGGTGACACCTTTACTATCAGTGTAACTGGTTATTGGACAAAAACTGTTACTGTTCCTGCTAGTACGAATAATACGGTTGCTGGTGTTGCAGCCGCAATCAATGCTTGGGGATATAGTGAAGTTACGGCGGCAGTTCGTAGCGGTAAGTTAGTAATTTTCTCTGACCAAAACGTAACAGCAGCCTCAGGTTATTTACAAATTGCAGCCGATTCAGGTACTGTATTGACTGATTTGGGTATTGCTGAAGGTATATACAATCAACCTGCAGTAGTATATGGTACTAGTGCTCAGATGCCATTATGGTCTGCAAGTCAAACACTTCCACGTCCAACTGGATCAGTTTGGCTCAAAGTTGGTACTAGTGGTAATGGTCTAGCTCCTGTATTGTCAAAATACAATTCAACAACAGCGTCTTGGATCAAGCAAAACGTCACTTCATATACTTCTGTATATGCGGCAAATGCGGCATTAGATGCTACTGGCGGTAAAGCAATTCCTGCAGGTACTATCGTAGGTGAATATTCATTTGATGGTCAAGCACAAGGTGCACCTTACTATCTATGGGAAAGATTTGCAACTGGTCCTATGATTGCAACTGGTGTTATAAACAATCCAGTGTTTGATAGTTCAACTTGCGTTGGTTCTGGTCCATATACTTTAGGTATTCAAACAACAATTCCTGGTAGCTCACAATTATCAGCAGTATATGTCATGACTATTCAAGATGGTGACGGAGCCGCAGAATTCGTAGCATCCTTCTTGGCAGCAAGTGCTCCTTATGCTACTGCTACAGTGACAACAGATGGTGCTATTCAAATCATTCACTCTGCAGGTGGTGAAGTAGTATTAAGCGGCTATTTGTCTGACGGAACAACTAATGGCGTCATTGCAGCCGCAGGCTTTGATTTTGGAAGCAGTGCACAAGTAGGTTATGGCCCAGCTAGAACAGAAACATTCAGTAATGTCAATAACGATGTTGATGTTAAATGGACTACAAGCGGTGTAGGTTCAGGTGCAGCCTTCAACATAAGAGAGCAATTCAACAAATATATTCTAGTAGGTAATGGTTTATATAATGTTGGTTCAGGTTTCGTAGTAGGTGACACAATCACAATCGACGGTTCATATCTTGGTGGTGTTTCTGGTGCAAATGACTTAGTGTTAACTGTTGCTACAACAGGCGGTGGTGGTATCACTGGTCTTTCAATCAGTCCTGATTCACAACCTCCTCTACCAAAGTATGCAACACAGTTAAGTAACTGGGTTGAATTTACATATATAGCTAACGAAGGTGCTCCTTCAATTGCTCCTTCTAATGGTACAAACTGGTTCTGGCCTGTAGTAGACCAAGTAGATATCATGGTACAAAAAGGTGGTGCATGGATTGGTTATAAGAATACAGCATATGACGTTAATGGTCACCCAGCATCTACTGGTGTAAATGCTACTGATCCTAATGGTCCTATCATTAGTGCTAGTACGCCAACATTACAAAGTGATGGCACACCATTAGTTTATGGTGATCTATGGATTAGTACAAGCAATTTAGAAGCTTATCCAGTACTAAGTCGTTGGCAACAAGTTAGTGGTGTAGATCAATGGGTATTGATTGACAACACTGACCAAGTAAGTCAAAACGGTGTTACATTCTTAGATGCACGTTGGGCAACAGATGGTACAACAAGTCCTGTTGATGATCCTATTCCAACAATCAAGAGTTTGCTAACAAGCAACTACTTAGATTTAGATGCTCCTAACCCAAGTCTATATCCACAAGGTATGTTGTTATGGAACACACGCCGCAGTGGTTACAACGTTAAGCAGTTTAAAACAAACTATTTCAACAATACTACGTTCCCAGGTGAAACATTGCCTCAACAAACAAGTGCATGGGTAACAATCAGTGGTAATCAATCAAATGGTGCGGCATACATGGGTCGTCAAGCTCAACGTGCTGTAGTAGTAAAAGCACTACGTTCATCAATTGATACAAACACAGCGATTCGTGATGAAGATAATTACTTCAACTTGATGGCCGCTCCTAACTATCCAGAACTACAACCTAACATGGTTGTATTGAATGGTGAGCGTGGCGATACTGGTTATATCTTAGGTGATACACCATTGAGATTACCTGATAGTGCTACTGCAATTACTGCATGGGCTAACAACGATGCAGGTGCTACAAGCACAGGTGAAGAAGGTTTAGTCACACGCAATGAATACTTAGGTATTTTCTATCCAAGTGGTATTGCTAACGATTTGAGTGGTAATGAAGTTGTTGTTCCAGCGTCACACATGATGTTGCGTACATTCTTACGCAATGACACTATCGCTTATCCTTGGTTAGCGGCTGCAGGTACACGCCGTGGTAACATTGACAATGCATTGAACATTGGTTACTTAGACGGAACTACTGGTGAATTCCAAGTAATCAAGACACGTATTGGTATTCGTGATACATTGTATGTCAACTTGATTAACCCATTAGTGTTCTTCACTGGCGTTGGTCTATTGAACTACGGTAACAAGAATAGTAAAGAAACAAATTCTGCACTAAACAGAACTAACGTTTCACGACTAGTTAACTATATCCGTCGTCAATTGACATTGGCTGCTCGTCCGTTCGTATTCGAACCTAACGATGCACTAACACGTAATCAAATTGCTGGTGTTATCCAGACATTGATGGTTGACTTGGTCGCTAAACGTGGTCTATATGACTATCTAGTTGTTTGTGACACAAGTAATAATACTCCAGCTCGTATCGACAGAAACGAATTATGGGTAGACGTTGCGATTGAGCCAGTAAAAGCGGCTGAATTCATCTACATCCCAGTTCGTGTGTTGAACACAGGTGAGATTGCAAACGCAGGAAAATAATATAGGTACCCCGAAAGGGGTATCTTATTAAAAGATAAATAAGTATACAGGAGAATAAAAAA